CAGAGGCACGCCAATGCCGAATCCTCTCGCCTCCATGATCAACACGCAACAGCAGCGCCAGATCACATTGCTGCTGAAAATCAACGTGATGCAGAATCCCATCAGCGCAAAAGATCTGAATGCACGCGGTGTTGCGGTCGAGGAGAAGCGGAAAGACATGGAGAACGCTCGCACCGGAAAAGGCGCAGGCAAGTTGCTGGCGATCTAATCCATGGCGAAGGCGTCGCTGTCGCGCAAGATCCGCAAGGCGCTCCGCAAGGAAGCCGACGACACCGGACTGGTTCCGTATGAGTCCTATGGGCCGGGCGACCCCATTGAAATCCCCGATCGATTCTACGATGCCATCCTGTGCGGCCCAAAGCATGAAATAGCGATCAGAAATTGGCGCGTTCTGGACTATGATGAACTGACCCGCGCAGAAAAAGTGATGATGTTCGCTGAGACCTATCTCAAGGTCCCAGAAGGCATACTGGTAGGCCAGCCGCTGCGGCTCGCAATATTCCAAGAGCTGTTCTTCTATGCCGTTTTCGACAATCCCCATGGCACCCGGCGAGCGATCCTCTCTATGGGTCGGAAAAACGCCAAGACGGTCAACTGCGCGATCATTCTTCTCGCCTATATCTGCGGTCCAGAGGCGGTGCGCAATTCGATGTGCTGCTCCGGCGCAATGTCCAAAGAGCAGGCGGCTCTCGTCCATCGTCATATGTCGCAATTTATTGATCAATCAGAAGAGCTCAAAGCGATTGCGCGCGTCGTTCCTTCCGGAAAGCGAATTTTTGGCCTAAACAAGCGCGTCGAGTTCCAAGCGCTCGCAAAGGAAGGCTCTACCAGCGTTGGCCGAAGCGACCTTGTGATCGTTTTGGACGAATCCGGTCAAATTATCGCGCCGACGGACGATTTTGTCGAATCTTTGATCACTTCGCAGGGCGCATACGGCGATCAGGCGCTGCAAATCGTCATCAGCACCCAAGCCGCCGACGACAAGGCTATGCTTTCACAGTGGATTGATGACGCGGAGCGATTTCAGGATCCAAACATCGTATGCCACCTGTACACTTCTGATCCAGACGCCGATCTGTTGGATGAAGAGCAGTGGCGCAGGGCAAATCCCGCGCTCGGCATTTTCCGTTCAGAAAGCGATCTTCGAAAACAGCTCACCCAAGCCGCGCGGCTTCCATCGCTCGCGGCCAGTGCGCGCAACCTCCTCCTCAATCAACGCGTAGCCACTTCTAATCCGTTCCTTACCGCCGCCACGTGGGACGCTTGCAAAACGCCCGTGGACCCAGAGGTTTTGTTAGATGGCACCGTCTATGGAGGCCTCGACCTCTCTTCCCGAAACGACCTGACCTCCATGGTTATAGTGGGCAAAGACAAGGACACCGGCATGGCGCATTTGATTCCCTTCGCGTGGACGCCCAAGGAAACCATCGCAGAGCGTGAAAAACGCGACAAGGTGCCCTATCAGCAGTGGGTTGACGAAGGCTTCTTGCGGCTCACGCCCGGATCGAATATCAGCTACAAGTTTCTGGCGGCTGAGATCGCAGAAATCTGCAGAAAGTACCGGGTCAAAAAGATAGCGTTTGACCGCTGGCGAATTGACGTGCTCAAAGAGCATCTGGAGGAGGCAGGCGCGCACCACGTCATTCGAGCGCTTGAGCCTTATGGGCAGGGCTACAAAGATATGTCTCCGGCTTGTGACGAAGTGGAGCATTTGGTGCTCGCCAAGAACATCGCTCACGGCGCGCATCCTGTACTGCGGTGGTGCGTCTCAAACACGATCGTCACGCAAGATCCCGCTGGCAATAGAAAGCCAGACAAGAGCAAGTCGGTGAACCGAATTGACGTTGCGGTGGCGATGATGATGGCTGTGGCTATCGCTCAGACTGGAGACGGCGCCAATGTTTACAGCACGAAGCAGAGAGACAGAGGCCTTTTAATCCTTTGACTTCGGTACAAGAAAAGGCGAAAATCAAGAAAATTGTTGGAGGTTTTAGCCATGCGATTGATCCCTAAGAATGAAGGCGAGACTCGCGAGCAGTATTGCAAGCGCGTTATTACTGAACTCACAGAGAACGAGGAATTCGATTCTCTGGACGCCCGTCATCGGGTCGCCGCGAAGCTTTGGGATCTGAACGCCCAAGACGCCGAGAAGGCCGGGCAGAGCGAAGAAGAGGCTCAGGAAGATCAGGACATGATCTTTTCCACGAAGATGCACATTGAACGCGCGGCCGGAGATTCTGAAGACGAGCGCAAGGCAACTTTCATCGCTTCTTCCGAAACCGAAGATCGCCACGGCGATGTCGTGAGTCAGTCCGGTTGGGATCTGAAGTCATTCCGCAAGAACCCGGTACTTCTGTTCGGACACAACTCCCGCGATCTGCCCATTGGGAAAGTCGAGCGCATCAAGATCGAAGACAACAAGCTCATCGCCGAGACCGTTGGCGTTGAGGAAGGTGTGCACGATCTCGCAGACAAGGTCTGGAAGATGGTCTCCAAGGGATTTCTCAATGCGGTGAGCGTTGGCTTCCGCGCTCTCGAATACGAACCCAGATTTGGCAAGGACGGCGAATGGCTCGGCTTCAACTTTTTGAAGCAGGAGCTGCTCGAGTTGAGCATCGTCCCGGTTCCGGCAAATCCGGAAGCCATTCGTGTCGCCCGTTCTTTCGGCGCGGCCAAAAGCGAAATTTCAGAGCTGTTCACGGGATCTGAGGCATGTCTGGACGCGATTGTTCAGGCCGAAGCTCGTGCGCGGTCTATTGAAATGATCAAGTTGCGTTCCGGCGTTACGGCGCAATAAAAACCATAAATGCACTGCTTTGAGGATTAGAACATGGACATCCAAGCCCAAATCAAAGCTCAGCAGGAAGCCCGTGAAGCCAAGTTCAAGCAACTTGAGGCTGTTCACGAGAAGGCCGCGACTGAAAACCGCGTCTTCACCGAAGCTGAGCAGAAAGAGTTTGACGCCATCAAGGGCGATATTGCCGAGATCGATGGCCACCTGAAACGCCTCCAGGAAATGGAAGCTCTGAGCGCTGCTCGTGCGACCAAGATTGTTGGCACTGTCGCCACGGAAAAAGGTGAAGAGATTGCCGCACGCGGTGGTGTCGAGAGCGCCGACTTCCAGGAAGGCCACAGCTCTGCAGCTGAAGTTGCCGACAACGCTCGCATCAAGGGCGCGGTCGACAATCTGAAGGCGCTGAAGCCCGGTGTGCTGTTTGCCCGCGTGGCAATCGCCAAGGCTGTCGGCAAGCAGAACGGCATCAGCCCGGAACTGGCGGCTCAATACCGCTGGGGCGATGTGATGGGTCAGGTGATGCGCTCGTTGAGCATCCGCGAGATGCAAGGCGGCATGGACCTGCGCTATAAGGCTGACGTGCCGGTCGACGAAGCCACCACTGGTTTCATCGAGCTGCTGCGCGCTGCCTCCATCATCACCCGCCTGCCCATGCGCCAGATGTCATTCGGCGGCGCTGAAGGTATCCGCATCCCCCGTCAGAATGCCGGCACCATCGCCGGTTATGTCGGTCAGGCCGGATCCATCAAGGCGAGCAAGATGGGATTCGACGCCATCCAGCTGTATCCGTACAAGCTGGCGTGTTTGGTGCCGGTCTCTTCTGAGCTGTTGCGTCGGTCCAATCCGGACATCGACATGCTGGTTCGTGATGATCTGGTTTCGTCTGCGGCTACCGTCGCCGACCTCCAGTATCTGACCGGCGTTGCGACTCCCGGTGTGGCTCCTGGCGGCATCACCCTCAACCTGCCCGCGAGCAACACTCGGGCTGCAACCATGGCTGGCGCCGCGCCGACCGTTGATGAAGTGACGCAGGATCTGGCGTTCCTTATCGGCGCTCTGCGGAATGCCAACATCCCCATGGCGGCTCCGGGTTGGATCATGAGCGAGCGTACTCGCACATTCCTCATGATGCAGCGTGATGTGAATGATCGTTTTGCATGGCGTGACGAAATCGTAGCAGGCACCCTGCTCGGCTTCCCGATCGTCAGCTCAACGACCGTTCCGATCGACCTCGGCACCGGCACAGACGAGTCTCTGATTGTCCTGGCCGACTTCAACCAGATCATCTTCGCCCAAGGCCAGCTGCCTACGGTTGATGCATCTACTGAAGCGACCATCCAGTCGGACGATTCGCCTTCAACTCCTCCGGATCTGACCACGTCAGCCTTCAGCGCATTCCAACAGGATTCTATGATCCTGCGCCTGCGCATGGAGCACGACTGGCAGAAACGTCAGGAGCTGTGTCTGGCTACACTGACAGCGGTCAAGTATTAATTGACCGAACAAGCGGGAGCCGTTCACGCGGCCCCGCTTTCATAATTTAAGGAGGTTGGAATGAGTTTTGTTTGCGTAAAGGCTCTCATCGATCATGAATACCCGGTGGGCATTCCTCGAATGGTTGACGAGCAATATGACATTCCGGAAGGCTCTGTGGCAGAGAACGCCATCGCGAAAGGCTGGGTGGCTTATGCCGGATGCGCAGCGCCAGACCCTGTCCAATCTTCTCCTGTGTGCGTCGCTGCGGTCGTGGATCACGATTATCCGCCCGGTGTGCGTCGTACTGCCGGATCAACATATCAGTTGCCGGAAGGCTCAATTGCTCAAAATGCGCTGGCGAAGGGCTTGGTCGATTATGACCAGTGCGCCACCGGCCCCGTTGGACCTCCCGCCATGATGGTGACGACGCCCTCCGGAAACACAACGACCCCTGCGGTCCTCACGCTCTCCGGCGACTTCACGCCGAGCATGGACGCGGTCGGTCTCGCGGTTTACCTCATCGGCGCAGCGGGCAATTTGCTCATCATCGACACTTTGACGCCGACTAGCACCACAGCCGCGCAAGCGGCAACCGAGTTCGCGGCGATGCTCATGGCCAATCCGACCAATGCGGGCAACTTCAACTGCGTTGCTGTCGGCGCCACGATTGAAATTCGCGCGACCGGCGCCAACACGACCGTATTGATTGATCGGCCGCAAGTCGAAGCGAACTATGTGAATCCGAGCGTCACCGTTACGCAAGCCGCCGGAGACCAAACCACGCCTGCAACGATCACCTTCACAGGAACATTCCCTGATACGGCCACGCTGAATATACCGGCAACGTCCACGCCGAGTGGCGCGGCCAACTTCAGCGGCGCTGGTGGCGCTTACCCGGAAGCTGGAGGTCCTTACCTTGACAACGCCTTTCTCTCCGGCGAAGTCTACATCGGCACTTTCCTTTGGAGTGAAGATCCGGACAATGAAGGTTCGGGATTCGTGTCGTACACCGGCAATGGAAACGTAATGGAAATCCGCTCTGTCGCGCCCGAAACAGCTGTGGCTCTCGGCGCGGTCTCCATCACAGTTTAGAGGCGACTATGGCAGCTGTTGTAACATTGAAGACTCACGACAATCCACCGGGCGTTCGTCGGAATCCCGGTGACATCTATGACACCTTGAACTATGCCATGCTCGCGGATCTTCGTCTGGCGCGTTTGGCGCGGGATGATGACTACGAACGGGCAAAAGAAGAAAAGCTGCCGGACAACAAAATGCAAGTGGCGCGGCCCGCAAGTTCAACCGGAGCCGCAAAAAAGCGCAAGCACCACAATCGCCGGGATATGACTACAGATGGCAAGCAAGGGGAAAAGAGGTCTTTTTGATCGCTTCAGAAACCGCGAAAATTCGCCGTTTACGATAGCGCGACCTCAGATCAATCAAGAGAAAGGCTCCAGCTCATTTGCCATCCGCTGGCCGGGCGATTCTGCGGACACGAATTTCCAAACAGATGGCAATGCCTATCGGCACAAAGACCTTACCAGATTCTCTGCGGTTTACAGCTGCGTCAACATCATATCGACTGACGTTGCAAAGCTGCCGGCGAGAGTCTATCGGGACATGCCCAATGGCGGATTCGAGCAGGTTCCGAATCACTACCTCGCGCGACTCATGCGGAATCCGAATCAGTATCAGACGCGGATGGACTTCATAACGCAGCTCATCACTAGCGTGCTGATGCGCGGCAACTCATATGTCTACTTCACCTATGACAATCGCAACGTCCCAACGGCGATGTATGTGCTAGATCCGGATTCAACATTCCCCCTCGTCGATCGCTCTACGGGGGAAGTGTATTACAGCGTGGGCCAAAACGATCTGGCTCAGCTGGAAAACAATCTCACCGTCCCCGCGCGGTTCATCATGCATCACCGGCTGATGACATTCAAATCTCCGCTTTGCGGCGTCACGCCTCTATACGCGGCCGCAACGAGTGCGCTGGCCGGTCTGTCGATTCAAGATCAGCAGGCGTCATTCTTCAACAATCAGGCTCGCCCCAGCGGCATGCTCACGACTGAAGAAGTATTGGACGAGGATGTCATTGCCCGGTTGAGGATGCAGTGGGAGAACAACTACAGCGCCAAGGGCTCCAATTACGGCGGCACTGCGGTTCTCGAGCAGGGATTGACTTGGACGCCGTTGACTATGTCAGCGATGGACGCTCAAATAATCGAGCAGTTGAAGTTTGACGTTCAGGACGTAGCGTCTGCCTTCAGGGTGCCGACCTTCCTGCTCGGCGATCTTGAGAGAGCGACCTACAAAAACGCTGAAACACTGTTCCGCGTTTACCTGTCCACGTCACTTTCCTATTATGTAGAGGGCTTGGAGAATCGGTTCAATACATTCTTCGGGCTTGAGAATCAAAACCTGCGTCTGAACTTTGATACGGATCAATTCCTCAGAACCGATTTCGAAACTCGAATGAATGGATTGAAGAACGCTATTCAAGGCGGCATCTACACTCCGAACGAGGCGCGGAGAACAGAGGGGCTTTCGCAAGTTGAAGGCGGCGACTCGGTTTATCTGCAGCAACAGATGGCGCCAATCGACAAGCTTGGCGATCTGCTCGATTCGCAGATTCAAAACAACACCAAGCCGCCGGAAGAAACGCCGCCTGCAGAGGATGAAGTTCCGGACGACGTAACAGAAGAGTCCGTCAGAGCTGCGGTTCGGGCGAGACTATCATCAACCGCATCATTGGAATGGCTGCAGTGAAAGACAAAGATATGATCGCAAGTCTGGTCGCCCAAGGCGTTGACGAAGGGTTCAAAGTTATTGTTCCCGCAATCAAAGCCCAATTCGACAAATCGCAGTCGGTTCTCGTCGGCAGAATTCGCAACGTTGAAGATCGTCAGGCGTTGAACGCCGAAGGCAGAGCTCGCGACTTTGATGCGATTCTACAGAAGCTTCAGAAGGAAATCTTAGCTCAATATCAGCTATCCGAGGAGAGCATCAAAGAGCTTGCCAATTCAATTGCTCTCGTCAGGGACGCCGCGCTGGCAGAGGTTCGAGCCGGAATGGAAGAGCTTGCTGCGGTCAGACTCTCTGTCGAGCAGACCATGGCCGCCATCAAAGCCCTTCCTGCGCCGCGCAACGGCAAGGACGGCGAGAACGGTAAGGACGGAAAGTTTCCTCCACCGGTCCAATGGGAAGCCAACAAGCTCTACGGCCACTCCACCATTGCGCTGCACAAGGGCGGTATGTTCTTCGCCGAGCGCTCCACCGAGCAGGAGCCGGGGTCGCCCAACAGCGGATGGTCGTTGATGCTGGACGGCGTGAAAGACATCGAGCTCGTCTGGGATAAAGACCACGACTTCAGAAAGTTCTTGATGTACACGCTCCGCACCAGCGGCGCGATCGAAAATTTCGAGATCAGACTCCCCTTCCCTATCTATCAGGGTACGTGGAAAGAAGGCCATTATGAACAGCAGGATCTCGTTACGCGGAATGGCAGCGTTTGGATTTGTCTGAATGATACGGACACGACGCCGGGAACAGCGGAAGGCGTTGACGATTGGCAGCTCGCGGTCAAGGCGGGCGCTCCCGGCAAGAAAGGGAAGGCGGGCGAGAACGGCGAAGATGGGAAGGCGGGCAAGGACGGTGTCTCTGTAAAAGACATCTCCATGGACGACGACCACAACTTTATAATTGAGCTGGATGACGGGAAGAAATTCAATCTCGGAACGCTACGCGGCGAGAAGGGAGAGGATGGCGTCGGCAAGCAAGGCGCACGCGGTCCTCGCGGCCCTGCGGGCGACCACATCGTCGGCGTGTCCGTCGACAAGAAGAGCAAAGACATTGTCTTTGAGCGAAAAGAAGGGACGGATCTCAAATTGAACTTCGCCGAAGTGTTTGGCGCATTCAATGATTCGCCCCGTTGGGCTGGTGCTTATGAGGCGGGTAAGACCTATGCGCCCGGCGAAATAGTTCGCATCGGCCCGAGCCAAGTTGTTATCTGCCTTCAAGCGACAGACACCATGCCGCCCATCTATGCCGAGAAATATGAGACGGATAAGAATTGGGATATATTCATGTGGGTCGAGGCTTCTTGACTTTTCTCAACTTCGAGACTATTGTTTTAATAGCGGCAACGCAGACACACGGAGAGCACGATGAACAAAATTCTTTTCGGCGCAATCGCATGCGCCTTTCTCACCATATCCATTCAGACGCAAGCCCAAGGGTTCAGAGAGCATCGCTCTTGGCAGTTTGAAGATCCAATAACGAAGGCGGCGCGGATGCAGCGCGAGCAGATCAGGCTGCTTCGCGAGGGCGGCTTTTATGAAGGCCGACACGCCAACAAGTCGATTTATATCGGCGACGTGCACATTGATGAAGTCAGCGGCAATATGCAACTGACCGATCAGTCCAACACCAACGTCGGAACCATCTCGACTATCAGTCAGGAAGGCTCCGGAACGTTGAACGTCGACACCGTCCAGGAATCTGGCCCGCAGCTGGGATTGAACGTATCCAGACAGCAGGGTGCGGGTGATACCGGCGGCGATTTTAATGGGACGACCGGTTCCAGCGGCAGTCCCACGCTGAACGTTGGAGGTGGACTATGAGATCTCTGATGCGCACAGCCGTCTGCTTAGCAGCGGTCTTGTTTCTGGCAGGCTGTTCCGGCACGCGCACAGCGCCTAACTGGGACGCCAATATTCAGAATTCCCCGACTCCCGGCTTGGCAAAGCAGCCGAACGACTCTGCTTTGGCTTGTGTGGCCTCCCATGCTCCGGATCCTGAATTGGTTCCGAAAATCGGCATTGGCACAATCGGCAATTCCACCGGCATTTTCGATTATGAAGGCGCTGGAAATTATCTCCCTGTCGACGCGGCCCATATGTTTACGACCGCGCTCAAGGATGCAGGATTCCGGGTTGTGCTGCGTGAAGGCTCGACAACGAAGATGGTCGAGTGGGAATTGAACTACGCCATGCAGAAAGTTCTCGGTGATGGCAAGATCAACACCGTGATGGACATCTCGCAAGGCAAGGAGGGTCGAGAAATTGAAATTCCCTATCGCGTGGTGGGTGCCGGCACTTTGCTGGGCAGTGATCTTTTGCTTGTCGGTAGTATCAATCGCCTGGACTTTGACACTACTTCTGGCGGACTGGAAATATTTATCAACGGGTATGAGCTGGGGCGTCGTAGCTATTCTGCTCTTGTTGGCATGGATCTTGCCCTTATCGATACTCGGACTACAGAGGTCATTTGGGCTGAGACATACTCAAAAGAATACTTCGGAATAGAAAATAAGGCCGGGGTGTTCAAAGTCGAGGGCAAGTCTAACATCGTCGATGTGAACTTCGGAATCCAATCTAATGATCCGCTTCACGCTGGATTGAT